TTCTGAAATAGTTAATTTCATTTTTATAATTTAACTATTATAATTTTAAATTAGAATTATATTTATATTATAATTATGTTATAATTATGTTATAATTTATATTTTACATTTTACTCAGTTTCCAAATATTCCATCTCGATCGATGTATCATCCTTTGTTGATTTATAATCTTTATTTATATATTTATCAAGGTATCGATAAATTCTATTTATATCCAACTTGCTAATTTCATACAAATCAAATATATGGTATAAATCTTCTTCCGAATATTTATCTCGTAATTTAATAAAAAAAGAAAATGTATCTTTTTTATCCAACGATAATTTTTGACATAATTCTTGTATAAATAAAAAATTATTATATTCGGTACTATATTTGGTAAGGACCTTTGTGAAACGTATTTCTGGTATATTTTTTAAAAAAATACTTTTATTATTTGAATCAATCGTATCATGTAAAATTTTATTACAATAAAATGTTTTTATCAATGAACTCATCTCATTAAATTGCCATATTTGTTTTTGAAATGTAATACGATCAATATAATCAGAAAAACATATATTGTCTAATAACTTTTTATAAAGAGGCATGCTTATTTTATTAGGAGTTTTATTTATAACATCTATAATATTTTCATGCCATAATAAACCAACAATAGTTCTATCAGTATCATTCATTAATGTATTGTGTTCCGAAATAGAAAATCTATCATTGAATAATTTTTGCGTAATTTCTTTCGTATCTTCATTATAATATTTCGGTTTGAATATATTTTTAAATATTTCTTTATTTAAAATATCATTATTATGCTTATATATGTTATTAATTGAGTTTAGTTTACGTAAGTCTCCTTGCAAAAATAGAGACATATTTACTTGAATACTTTCATCCAGCATTGGAAATGCTTTTTTTAATATAGTTTGCATTTGATTATTTGTTGGCGTAGTTAATTCATATACAATACATACTTTCATTAATTCCTTAATCTTTTTATCTACGTGATAACTGCTTATACATATAATTGGAATAAATGATAATTCTTCTAATTTTTGTTTTTTTGTTTTTTTTGGGCGAATCATTTTTATCAATGAGTTTATACCTCCTTTATCCCCGTTATTCATTCCATCAATTTCATCCATTATAATAGCAATAGGCTTTGATTTTTTATTGAATAAACTGATGACACTTTTATCCGACATATTATTTTTTGTAATTGTATCAATTACTGATTTATTTCTAATATCGCCTGCGTCATACTTAATAATATCATAGTTTAAATCATTTAATAGTTTTGTTACAAATTTAGTTTTCCCACTCCCAGGCGCACCATAAATATAAATCCCTCGTTTTAATGATAAATTTTTTTTATTTTCTTCAAAATTTATTAAAAATGTTTTAATTGATTCACTTATAGATTCCCTATCTAAAATACAATTGTAGTTAATATCTTGCATTATTAAACAATATATTAATCTTTTTATATATAATTAATCGTTAAGATTTTTAACTGCATAATTCTTGATTATCCGAAATACCATCCCAAGTCAAATTACATGATTTTGCCCATTTGTATTTGCTACATAACCCCGCTTGACCCGCCCATTGAGCTGAAGAAAAATCTTTATCTCCGCGACATGCTTCATTCTCATTTCCTAAAGATTTTGAGTTTTTACATATATTATTACCAGACATATCCCAATAATCAGGACAATTAGGAATAACCGGAGGATAATCTGAATTATACTTTTGACGATATAATGCTACGCCGATAAAACATAATGATATTATTAAAATAATAATCGCAATAGTACTTACCATCTTTTGAAACATATTATATTATATAAATACATTATATTACTTTCATAATATATTATATAAGAATTATGAATATGTATATGGAACAAAGTAATGGTAGAGTAGATATATTAGGTTCAAATATAGAACAGCTTTTTTCTATGGCAGATAAAATTCCAATTAATAGCACTAAATATTCTTTTAGAGATGCTATGACAGGAAATTGGTATGATACGCAGTTATCAATCGCTTTCTTTAGTGGAAAAAACATACAAATTATTCAAAATGGTATTCGTGCTGGTGTATATAATAAATCAAACCACCAATATGTAATTGGCGAACAAAATCTGGATGAATTACAGATTATTATGCGTGCTATATTCTTACAATATGCCAAGAATTTACCAACTGATATATCTGGACAAATTAAAGAGTTAAATCAGATTGTTTTGAACTTCTCTATAAATCAAGTCTACGGCGAAGCAGATGGTTATATGAAATATAAGAGAGATGCAAGCACATTGGTTGTACCGATTGCTATGCCTATTATGTCTAGTACCAACGATAAACAGCTGCAACTTAAAAAATGGTTTTAAAATAAAAATTGAAATAATAAATGTCCATCTTCATAATAATAATGATAATTTCACATTATGGCGAATAAAATCAATCCAATTACCAATACATCAGGTTCTCTATCTGATTTATTCGAGAGCACTGCAAAAAGTATTAATGAAAATAATAAAACTATTCAAGAATATCAAGCGAAACATAATAATCTAGTAGAAGCATACAATAAAAATATTAAAAATCTTAATTTAAAAAAAGCAGTAGGTATTATAACTATACTAGAGTGGTGTATTTATACTAAAAAAAATCAAGAAGATTATATTATTGAATTTGTGAATATTCAATCTATTATAAACGTATTAATTAAAGAAACACTATATGATGCTAAAAACCCTCAATATTACAATAAATATGAAACTGACTCAGAAGAAGAAAATTATTTATTATTATAAATAATATTAAAATATACATGGTTATCATATTACCAAATAGACTATTTTTATGAGATATTTTTTTTGAATAAAAATGAAAATAATCTAAGGACATTACATTATATAATTACATTAGATGGATTCATATAAGTTTACTTTTAGTGAAACCATTTCTAGAATAGTGGTAACTATATTCTTTAAATGTTGCGGATGCAAAGGCGAACGTAGAGAAAATATTTATCACTATAATCCACGTAATTACTTTACACTTTTAATAACTAAATACGGGTTCGAAGAAAATAACAATGAAATGTTATACAAAAATACAGATAAATTATTTGATTTACTCGGAATAATGGTAGATTATGTATTTCACTCAGGTAATAATATATCATTTGCTGAATTACTTCCTATTATAAAAAATAATAATAATACTATTGATGATTTTTACGAAGAGTCATATCAACAATTATATGATGAGATTTTGAAAGTATATAAAATTTCGTCAAACTATCAAGAATGTTCAAACGAACATTTTAAAACAAACTCCAACCAATTAACAAAAATAAATGAATTATTGATTGAATTAATGCCAATGTTACGGATGCCAAGTAAGCGACAAATTATAGTTATTTGGAACTCGTTTAAACAAGAATTTATATCAAATAATAATAAATGGGGATATTCTTCTGATGAACACCTCGAATGGATTAAGATTAATACAGGATATATAAAATTAGATATTTTGCGGAGTACATATAATTCGATTTATCCGTCATTCATTGAACAACTATGGAATGATTTTATTTTATACAATATGTTTAATCTTTATGACATTTATTATGATGAAATGTTAAACTCCTTCTCAAGTTTAAAATTAAAAGTATTTTTAGAAGAAAATCTAATTAATTATAATTAATCCATTTATTTAATTCTTATTTGTTGCTTTCTTCTTCTTCATACTAGAAGACAATGTATATTGTTGTTCTTCTTTTTCTTTATCATTAACTATTTTAATATATTCTTTACGTAACACGCCTAATTCGTTCAACCATATTTCCTTTACATCCGTACATTTCAATGCGCCAAGTTCATCATTTTTTCTGTCTCGTTCTGTAATAATTTTTGCAATATTTTCTTCTGTAACACTATCCATAGGCAATCGCACCAAGTATTTATAATCTTCATCTTCATCTACCTTATCATACTTTCGAGATTTTAATATAGTATTCACTTCTATACTTTTCTTTTTACGAAGATCAATTGTATCCTCAAGTAATTCACTAATAAAACGAGCTTTATTCGATAAAATACACGATTCTTTCTCAAGCTCAACTACTTGATGTGCTTTGCGTTTTATATAGTAATCCATTCGCACCACCATATATCGCTTAATAAGGTCTTCTACTTTTACACATTTAATCAATTTCTCATTTTCATCAAAAACGTGCATATTTGTTGTGCTACGCGTAGTATATAGTTTTAATAATTTTTCAAGAGCATTACACTGGCTATCCCCTTCGTCGCCGTTTATAGTCGCTTGTAGTTTTTCAATAATACCAGGAGCAAATGTAATCGTGATATCAACCTTAGTATCTGTGCTCATATCTATATAATCCTTTACTTGATTCACTGATTTTGTTTTTTTCGGCTCATTGCCACGTTTTTTATCATCAGTTTCACTTGTTAAAGGCTTAATGTCAATTAATTCTTCAATGTATTTTTTATAGTCATCCGTCCATGTGCCAATCGGCAGTTCCGTTACTCTAACTTGTTTATCAGATATTATTTCATATACACCCTTAATCAAATATTTACTTTCAGTTAATGGAATAATGCTGCCTTTAAATCCTGAATAATAAGGCACTAAACTCAAAGTTTCATAATTATGTGTGCCTTCTTTCAATGAATCTATAATAAAATCAATAATTGTTAAGGGATTATAATTTAAAATATCTGTACTAAATCCAGTGCCAATACCCTTTCCGCCATTAATTAATTGCATAGGAATGATGGGTACATAGAACATAGGCTCAACTGGAGTTCCATCATCCTCTAAATAAGTTAGAATAGCATCATCCGCTTCAGGGAAAATCAATCTCGTTAATTTACTTAATTGAGTGCAAATATATCTTTCAGATGCTGCGTCATCGCCTCCTTGTAAGCGCGTTCCAAATTGTCCGTTTGGTTCTAAAAGATTGATATTGTTTGAACCGACGAAATTTTGCGCCATGTTAATAATTGCCCCATACAAACTTTGCTCGCCATGATGATACCTGCTTTTTTCTGAAACAGAACCACCTAATTGAGCTACTTTTACCTCACTAGTCAAACGCCGCAATAAACAAGTATAAAGAATTTTACGCTGACTTGTTTTCATACCATCTATTCCATTAGGAATAGAACGTTCACAATCATACTTGGAAAAATGAATCATTTCCTGTCCAATAAAATCTTCATATGGTATTTCATCTTTATTCGTATCTAAATATAATGTTCGATCATAGTTTTCAAGCCATTCTTTTCTATCACTAGCCCTTTTTTTATTAAATACTTTATCAATTGCGTCGCGGCTATTTTCACCAGTACTAATAAATTTTACGATTTTCTTTTTTTTAAAGTATTCCTTAAATTCTTTTCCAGTGCTAGTCCCTAATCCTTTGTAATATTTAATAGTCCATCCTTTTGTATTATCAATACTTTTCCACTCATTATACTCGCCGTCATTGTAGAATAAACGCTCTTGAGCTCCTTTCCGAGCTTTAATAATTGGTGTATTCATAAACCCAATAAAACCAGGAATAGAAAGTAATGTTGCCCACTCAGAATCAAATAGATTTATACACAATCCTTTAATATGGCTACCATCTAAATCTTGGTCTGTCATAAAGACAATTGTTCCATATCGTAATAATTGTTTGGCTTCTTGGGGTGTGTATTTTTTACCAGCTTCTAACCCAATAATTTGTTTAATCTCATGAATTTCTTTTACTTCTGAAATTCGCTTGGCTGACTCTCCACGAACATTAAATAATTTCCCGCGAAGAGGATAAACTCCAATTGTATTGCGGTCTGTTGCCGATAAACCGCTCATAATACCAGCCTTCGCTGAATCTCCTTCACATAGAATTAATATACACTTATCACTATTTACTCCGCCCGCATCATTTGCGTCAACTAGTTTTGGAATTCCGCGAACAGATTTACTCTTTACTCCGTCCTGTTTTTTTATTATTTTATTTGTTTTTACTTCAGTTAGCGCACACGCAGCATCCATAATTCCTAGTTTAGCTGCCTTTTCAATAAACTTATCACTAATTTCACAAGTAGAACCAAAACTACTAACAGGTGTATTCACGTAA